AGGGATGTATAGTAAGCTTTTTATTTTTTCTTTTACGAATATGTTTTTATATGATCGTAAATAACTTATGGGTAATTCTAATTCAAAAGCCTCTGGGTGATTTAAATTGATTATAAATCCCTTTTCCTTACTAAATGAATAGATATAGAGAGCACATAGTGATTGTAATTTAGGATGCACATTATCATTATTAGTAATAAATTGAAGGTAGCATTCGCTACCCTCATCACTAAAAAATCGTTCTAATTGATCTTGTGTCTCTATGAGGTAATACATTCCTCATAATATATAAAAAAGTTATTTAATATCCACCTCTACTACTATAAGAAGTAGGTCTACTAACCACAGATGGGCGAGTTATTGGTTGTTCGGGGGGTGGGGTTTCAGTTTGAGTGGGTTTTTCTTCTACAAATCTTAAAGTTTCGTGGGGGATTTGTTTATGAAAAGCTCCTTCCATAGGGCCCTTCTCTGGGTGTAAATGATATTTACCTCCTTCAGGAAACGGAGATCCATCTAAATAAACTAATTCATTAGCTTTTGCTGTTAAATTTTCTGTTTCTGATTTTAGTGTATATTCAGTTAAATTATTAAATAAGTTAATTAGATTAGGGAATAGATTTTGTAATTTTAATATACCATTACCATTTATAGTTTGAGTATCTCCCTTAAGGGCCCATTTAATTTTCCCTGGTTTGTAAAGACTTCTATCTATAGTATTTCCTCTAAAAGTTTCTTTATAAGTTTTAAAATCTACTTCGATATATTTTTTGGTAGGTTCTTTATAAAGAAAATACCTCATATATGATCCTTTTACATAATCTTCTGCAGTAGGACGACTACGCGTAGCAACTGGGGTAATGTATTCTTTTTCACGTCTAACATAAGCATCATTTAATATTTCATATAATCTAGCGTTAGAATTTCGGTCTATTTTTATACTTGGTGGTTCAAATTTAATTAATTCATCTTTTAAAGTAGTTAAAGAGGCTCCAGCATAAAAAGTACCATTAGATAATTCTAAATAAGGACCTACATAAAATTCCCCTGTAGAAACTATTACAAGTTCTAATCCATTAGTGTATTTTTTATTGAAATTACTTTTTGGTAAATATGCCATATTACTTTAATTAAAAATCACCCACGACTTCGCGTCTAAGAATATAATCAACTATATCTGAAATGGTTAATGGATTATTAGAAATAATGCGATCGCCAACGACTTCTAAATTAGAAACATTAACTGGGTAATCTATTATTCTTCCCTGACCTCCCCGTGAAGATTCCTTGGTTTTAAGTTCGAATATCTTAAACTCCCCTTCGTCATTTATTTGTTTACCCCACAACTCATAATCAATTAAGAAATCATCTAAAGCTTCATCTTGAAGTTGAAGGAAACCATCGTTTATTAATTCATTTCGAGATTCTTCAAGTGTTTCCTCCCCAGGTATAAAGTCTACTCTTTGTATACCAAGTTGTGCATCTATTATTGCCTGATCTGGAACTACTCCTTGAGTACCTGTAGATTCTGCTACAGCAAACTTTGCATTGTTAGCCGCGGCTGCATTAACATTAATATCATAAAAACTAATTCGGGTTTCATCTATAACAGTTAGTGGACGTGTTGATTGTGGTCTTTCTGTGGGGTATAATATTAATTGGCCTTTTATTTTAGTAGTCCAATCTTGGCCTGCTGTAATATTTTGTTCTTCCCCTAATGCTACGAAAGCTACGTTACCTTTTCTATAATCTTTAGGTAACCTAGACTCATCTATTCTAAATACATTACCTATAACAATTCCTGAGATTCCATCTAATTCTAAATTTAATTCTATAGGAATAATAGATTGGTTTTTTAAATAATCTGAGCTAGATTTTTCTAAGTAAAGTTCTAGGGTTTGTACTTCTTTAATTACAGACTTTATAGATTCAAATACACTTTGCAAATCATCATTTACTACCTCTGCTGATTCAAGCGAATTAAAAAATTCTCTATTATATTCCCTTACCATCCTATATAATTCCTCTAGACGTTCTTCTTTTCCACGTCTAACTGCTCGTGTATTGTCAAAAAATCGTCTTTCATTTTCAGAAAACTTTTCGCTATAGGAATGTAAACGACTTTTAATATTTTTATTAAAGGCAGCAAAGGTTACTGCGTCTATATCATCTGCTCCTGCTCCTGATTGAGCATTAATAGCGACTGTTGCTTTTAAAGCACTAGGTAATTGTACGCTAACTTTAAGATTTCTTACTATACTATCATTACTAATAACATTAAGCTTAACAAGATCATCATAGGGTAAATCACTAAAATCATCATTAGTAATTCCCAGGTCTATTACTTGTACTACATTAGGTCTTTCAAAATCAGTTCTTAATCCAAAATTATGCATAGGACAAACCTCATTAATACTATCCCAAAGATTTTTTAAATAATCTCCTAAAGTAGCATCATCTTTTCTAAAAGTTTGTTTATATATTTCAGTTAAATGTTCTATAGATATAAAAATGTTGCCTATTGATCTTTCAGCAATTTCTGGTTTAATTTCAATGCTTGATCCAATTAAATCACCCTTAGCATCTACTTCTTGTTGATATTCCCCCGTAAGGGCCTGTTTACTAAATTGTAAAGCTTGACCAAAGGCTAGATCTTTCGTATTATAAGCATTGGTTTCCTCCAAACCTAGCTTAGCAGTAACTGCTGTTCCAATAGAACTTAAAATATATGAACCAACCCCTGCTACTCCGTATACTAGCGCTGCTAGCCCATAACCAGTTCTACCCCAAAACCCTATATTTTTTTCTGAATCATAAAAATCTAAAAACTGGTGGGGTAAGATACAAATTCTACCATTACAACTTACATCTTTTATATTTTCATTTATACTTCTGTAAGCCACATATAATAAAGGTTCCGTAGTTACACTCCCATCAGGGTTAGAAATAAAATCGTGAGTAGATAAGTAAAGAGGTAATTGATCTTTTTCTGTTCTTGGGATACAAAATTTATTAATTAATTCACAAAATAAATCCCAACGTATAAAAGAAGCTTCTTTTACTGGTATTGTAATATTACCTTGAACGAGTTGTGTGCCTTTAGGAATAATACCTTGGGCTACTGCTTCCGGTCCTAATAATTCTATTAATTCGGCCCATATTCCTTTTAAATCCCCCTGAGTTTTTCCTGTAAGGATATCGAGACTAAAGGCATTACCCCAATCTCCCTCTAGGATTTCTTTTGAAAAGTAACCAAAATCCCACTCTCCTACATTTTCGCGTTTTTCGGTCTGCCCCTCAGCAGTAACTAATTGTAAATCTACTAATATCCTACCTAAAGAAGTGTAAAATAAATTATTATCTTCGTTATTTGCTGTGTCCTCATCATATTCATCTATTTGGGTTAAACCTTCTAGGTTTACGTAAAATTCAGGTGAGACTTTTAGACTATCTATTACTTCTCCCATAGAGATAAGTTCAGTACTGCAATCAAACCCCCCATCCTCTCTTATACTATAATCAAAATTAGTTACAAAACCTACAAATCCATCATAATTACCATTAGTTTGGTTTTTTAGTTTAATTACTTCTCTTTGAAGATATTCTTGGGTAATATCATCAGACCAAAATATATTTCTATCTACTATAGAAGGAAAAGCACCACTATTAATTGTACCATCATTATTTATAAATGGTGACCACCCCCACTCCATAAACACAGGGTAACCTGGTCTCATGTATAGTAATTCTAATATCTCAAGTTGACGTAAATTATGACAGAAAAAATTAATTTTAGCTTCTCTTAAAGAACCATAAGCTGATTTAGTTCTAACATTAGCATCCCTAATGCCCGGCATAGCAACTACTCCGTAACCATCACTATTAGGATCCGATGCTAAAGAAGGATCACCATAACTAAGGTTAACTTTTTTAGCTCCTCCTATAGCTCCCCTTGCATTAGGAAAGCCACCTCTTGGTTCAAATTTCCTTACCTTAACTTCAGTACTATTTTCTCCTGTGCTTACATTACGAGCGTAATCACTTAATACACCCCCTTCCAAAATAAAATTTCGAGCAAATGTGGATCCTTTATAACTTTCAAAAGTACTACCTCCTAATTCTAAATCAATATCTTTCATAAGATCGACCATTGAAGCTAATCTTATAACACATTGTTTTTGCCCATAGGCATAGTAAGCACCTTTATCACCTGCAGTGCCAGTATTTCCTATAACAGATTCTGTTCTAGATTTAGATCCTATATCTGAATTACCTCTAGATACAATTTTTTGTCTAATATTTAACTGGTCCCTTACAAAATCTTTAAAGGATGATTTAAAAATACTCATCTGTTATCGTTTAGGTCTCTATAATCTTCTATAATTACTTGTGGGTTAGCAGGCACTTTAAACTGCTTACCGGGTTCTACATAGTAAGAATCTCTTCTAGTAATAGTAGGATTTGCTGCTGCTAATACCCACCATAATGATACATCTTTATAAAATTCAAAAGCTAATAAATCCAATCTATCTCCTCTTTCTGTTATAAAATAAACATCCCCTTCTAAATCAGACACTTTAGGTATAAAAGCTTCTCTATAATATTGTTTACCTTTACTAGTTTTTTTAGTTCTTATATTTGCAAATCTATTCATAATTAATTATTATTTAACCACCATCTGGCACTAACAATGCCGCGGCCGAATCATCCGCAAGGGTTTCATCAGGGGGTGTTGTTAGGTTAGGTCTTGTAGGGGTAAAAGTATCTTCGCTAAAACCTGCAGGGCTTTCATTTACCTTTTGTAATTGTTTAGGTGGTTTTTGGCCTTTTACTCTTATAATAAATGGTTTGTCTACTAGGTTTTCAGGAGTAAAGTCGTGTATAGGTTTAAAACTACAATTTACATCTAAAACATGAGGGTGTTGTGACACAGGATATTGAGGGTCAAAATGGTTTGGTGCTTCATCTAATTCCCAAGCATAGTTCTTTTGCCATTGTAACCCTACACTTTGGAAAAATCCTGGTAATTCATAACACCAATCACCTATAGTTAATCTACAGAATCTACCTCTCATTCGTCTATTTGCATATTCCGGGGCTGTTGTACCAACTAATAAATTTAATTTTCTATATAATGGTTTTAATTCTTCTGCTGTTTGAGCAGCGATTTTAAAACTAAACGAAATATCTCTATCAAAACCAGAGTATGAATAGAAGTTTTCAGCTCTACCATTATATTGGAAACTATTCCAATCACCTTTAAAATTATCGTTTAAAGATTCTAAAAATGCTCTAAATAATAACACTTCATCATTTAAAGGAAAAGATGTATCTACTAATGCGATTCTAAATTTAATAAAATCTTTTAACCCTACTAAATCAGCATCGTTTTGATTTTCTCTAGGTAATTCATCTACTAAATTTAATTTATCTTGTGTAATAGATTTTAATACTACACTATAATTTTTAGCTTCGGGACTGTATCCTTTAGTGCCAGGGTCTCCTAAGTTATAAGTATCTCTTTTAGCAAATCTTTGTCTAGTTCTTTCCGAAGGAATAAAATCATCTCTTATTTCATCTTTAGATTTTTCGAAGAGTTCATTAGAATCAGTATATCTTTTAATAGTAGTCCTTCCAATACCAAATATTGATCCTGCACCTCCACTATATTCTTTAATATCATTTTTGGCACCAATAGATACAAATTTACCACGATTTTCTCGTTGGCGCGCAGGAAAACCAGAACCTATACTAAAATCGTTATATATACCTAATATAGTATGGTCTTGGTCGCTTTCCTCTAGACGTCCTATATCGTCTATTCTACCACCGCCAAGTAATGCAGCATCTGCTTTTAGAATATTTCTAAATTGACCTTCATACTTTTTATTTCTTCTTTTCCCTCCTCTTTCAGAATCATAATTGAAATTACTTTCAAAAACAGTATCTAATAAACCGTCTCTTCTTACATTTATACCTACTAAATTAGCTGGTATTTGGGCTAATAAATTAACAGGTGTTCTAGTTCTGTTAGTAGGAGAAATTAAAGATTGTGGATTAGTTCTTTGTATTGCTGCTTCTTTAGCTATAAAAGATATACCCTCACCAGTAAGTAAAAACTTAGTTATTCTTTTAGTATCGTCTAATGTTCGTTCTGCTGCTAATATAGCACCACCTCTAATAAAATTATCAGAAATATTATCTATACCCGAACGTAATCCTGAGTTTAATTCTTCTTCTACTCTTAATAATCTTTTAGTTATTAAAGGGGCAGTATTTGTATCTTGTGGTAGGGTGTAGTCCGGTTCTATGAGTCTTTGTCTAAAAAGATCTCCCTGATCTATTAATAGCTGTTTTAATGCCATATTATCCTATAAGACTTCCTAACCCTTCAGGTAAGTTTTCTAAATATTGTTCAGGAGTTTCACCATTTAAGTCATATAAAGTCATAGAATAATTAATATTATGAACAGTACTTTGGTAAATACCCGCTAATGCGTCTTGGTGTATTCCTTGGCTTAATTCTTGGTTTGCAAATGCCGGACCTTCTAAGCCATTTAGGTCTCTTTGCATTGGGCCATAATTAAGATTATGTACACTACTATTATAAATGCCCTCTAAAGCTCCTTGGTGTATACCTGTGCTTAATTCTTGGTTTGCAAACGAGGGTCCTTCTAAACCATCTAAGTCGTTTTGCATAGGGCCATAATTAATATTATGTACACTGCTTTCATATAAGTCAGTTAAAGCTCCCTGGTGTATGCCTATTCCTTGTATAGGATTAGCAAAAGCAGGACCTTGTAAGTTACTCATTTCACCTACAGGACCATTTCCCGGGACTAAGTCGTAAAGTGATTTTTTATCTACTAATGCCATTGTGTGTTGTTTTATTATAAATATTAAATATTAGAATCTAATTGTACTATTTTCTCTTCTTGCATCTGTAGCCGCCATAGCAGACGGTCCTGCAGCAGCGTAAGAGTCAAATTCTACTTTTTTATTATTGATAGCTCCCGCTAATTTTGATACAAATCTATCTTCATTAAGGGGATTATTATTTCCTCCTCCTCCACCACCACCTAAATTAGTTCCTGCTATAATAGTGTCGTTATCATTTATAGCTAATCTACCTTCAGGGGCTGTAAGAATTCTACTTCTACCTACAGGACCCATTGCGAAGTCATCCACGGGGAGAAGACCTGATACCTTGGCGATTCCAGCTGCTACAGCGGCTAATGTCGCAACACCAGCAATTATGTTAAAAGGAGGTGGAAGGGTGCCAAAAGCATTCATTACTGTAGTTGCTGCTGTCATTAAAAAACCTGATTTTAATAAAGGTAATAATTTACCTAAAGCTATAGCACCTAATGCTATTTTACCTGGAAGTGAAGTAAAAATTTCAGCTATAAAACCTACTAATCGAGCTATTGGAGTAAGAATTATTACTACTTCACCTAAAAATACTGTAAGTTGTTGGGTTGCTGCCGCTAATTTTTCTTGTGCACTAAGTTGTTCTGCTCTATTTGCTAATTCTTCTCCACCTAAAGCTATTAACTCTTTTCTTGACATGTTTTGTGCTTGTTGTGTAAGTAAGGAATCTGCTAAAGTATTTGCATTCATTCCTAATGATTTAGCTATAGCTCTTTGTTGAAGAACATTCATATTATTAAACTCAGTAAACGTAATGCCCTGAGCTGTTATTTCATCAGCTAACCCTGCTAAGTCTCCTTGTAAAGCAAGCGATCTTGCCCTTTCTAAATTAAGTTGTTTGCCGGTTAATAACTCGGCTTCTAATTCTGCACTTATACTGCTTTCAAAATCTAAGAGTGCATCAGCAGTTGCTGCTATATTATTTAATTCAAGACCTAATAATTTTGCTTTAGTAACTGCTTCAGCTATTAATTCAGGATTAGCTCCTAAATTAGCTCTAACTTGTCCTGTAACTTTACCTGTAGCTTCTAATATATCTCTGTTGTTTAAAGCTATGCCAGTTGAACGTTGCAGTGCATAAGAAGCACTTAATGCATTTTCTTCTGTTTCTCTTAATGATGCTCCGGAGGCTACCGCTTGAACTGCTAGACTAGCTGCTGATTCTGCTGATAGTTTAAGTTTTTCAGTTAACCTAGTAGTTGTTCTTAAAATTTCACCACTAAATACCGCTGCGGTTCCTAACTCTTTATTAATTAAAGCATTTGATTTAGCTATATTAACAGAATTAATAGCTACATCAAAAGATGAGGCTGCTATTCCGGCAAATTCAAATTTTAACATTGTTGCCTCAACCCTACTTATATTAAGTTGTCTTGCAAATTGTACAATTTCTTTTTGTACAGCAAATAGTTGAACTACAAGTAATTTACCTACTATGTCTGCTGCGGCTTTAAAACCAGCTTCTATACCTTTACTTATGTCCCCTGTTCCTACAGCTACTTTTCTTATAGTTTTACTTATAGTATTAAAACCAGCACCAACTTTTTCTAATCCTGGGATGCCCGACAATAAGCCCCCAACGTTATCAAAAAATGCTGTTTTTGAATTTAATTGATCATTAAAGACAGCTAGTTTTCTAAATTGGTTTGCTTGGGCTTGGGCTGCTATTGCAGCATCTTGCACAAGAGCTGCTTGGGCTTTAAAATCTTTTGATAACTGTCCTGATGTTGCTCTAGCTCTATCCATTAACTTACCCTTTCTGGCGATAAGTTCATTTGCTTTTCCTTGTAATTTAGCAGCTCTATCATTTAGTTGAGCGGTTTTTGCTGTGCCCTCAATTACTCTTTCAACTTGTTGGTAAAGATCACTATATGATTTACCTATACTTCTAATGGTTTTAAGATTCTCACTAGATACAAGATCCCCTTGTGTCAAGCTTTGGTTTAATTGTTTAACCTTATCTATTAGATCATCAAAGTCTCCCCCTGCTGATGCTAAATCTCTTATGTCGTCTGCTAATCCCATAGGTATCTAATATGTTATAAATATAAAAAAATGAAAGGTGCTAGCGCACCTTACCATTTACGGTTATTTTTAGCATCATTTATTATTTTTTCTTCGGCTTCTTTTTTTTCTTTAAGATAGTTATTTATTCTTGTAATAGAATATCTCCTTAAGTATATTGGCATATTATATACTTCAGAGTAACTATAACCACCACCCCCGTGATATACTAAATCGTGTACTTCATTGTACACACTCATTTTATATTCAGGCGTCAGGCCAAAGAAACGTGATGTTTAATGGCACGTTGACCCCTCTCTGCATATCTCCGTTTTCATCTTCATATTCAAATGTCATATCGACATCTGGACCGATGTTTTTCATGTGTTCACGGAGTGCTCTACTGTCTCTAGCGAGCAATTGGTTATCTACAAATTCACGGATGGTTTTTTTCTCATAATCACCATCAACTGATTGAATAATATGTTTTAATCTAGTAGTTAATTCACCTACTTCTTGATTAGCTTTTTTTCTACCTTTTAGTTCTTCATCTATTTTTTTCTCATCACGATGAGTTAAATATTTAAAAGTAACTTCTTTTTTAAGGACAGGTAATGTAAAAGAAAATTCATTTGTATTTGGTTTTAGCAAATGTTTTTCATCTAATTCTTTGTCTTCAAGTTCTGTAAGATCTAAAGTATGAGATATTTTAGCACCTGTAGGTGATTGAATATCAAATTTATAATCTTTACCATATCCTAATACTCGAGCAGCTACTAAGAGTGCATTTTTATCACCTGAAGCTAAATCATTGTAATTAATAGGAGATACAATTAGTGATTGCAATAATTTATCTATTACAACTCCTTTTTTAATGTAACTTTCATTTGTAAGAATATCTTCTTCTTTGGCTGTCATGTATTTCATTTCAACCGAACCCCTAGATAAGGGATTATCTGCCGGGTAAATTAAACCTCTCGAGGGTAAACTTACTTCTTCCGTAGGGAATAACTGTTTTTTTTCTTCCATAACTTTATATGTTTGCATATACATATATGATAAAGAAAGGGGATCGCAAAAGCAATCCCCTTCTCTTATAATATTTGGCTAATATTAGTAGTTTAGTACGCAGTAATCTACTCTCATAGTAATCTGGATTTCCATAGGTGTTGAACTTGTCCAATCACCTGATCCAAAGTCTACGTTTGTGACAAAAGCACCTTTACAGGTCCACTCTTCTACTACGTCACCTACAGGACCTAAAGTTTGGAATCTAACATCTTTTTTATAGAAATCAGAGTAACCATCTCTACCTGTAACAGACTCATGGGATAAACGTATCCATTCCATTACTGCTTGTGCACCCGAGGGAGTTACTGGGTCATAAAGGGTAGCGTTGATGTTTTGCCAATCTGCTTTACCCTTGATTTTCCTTTTGATATTAATGTGATCTAAAGTCACTTCATCAAAAGTAAGTTTGGGTCTATCTGCTTGTCTAACTAAATACGCAGGAATACCATCTATACTAAATAGAAATCTATTCTGCAATTTAGGCTCGTAAGCCTGATAGAACATTTCTTGTGAACTTAATATTGCCATAATATGTGTTGTTGTTTATTCTTGTTTATTATACATATATTATTCTCCGAAAGTTGCTCCAGTAGGTAATATAGTAAAGTCTAATATTATAAATTCTGCTGTTTTAGTAGGTTGTAATAATACTTGACCTACTAACTGGTTTTTATCTATAACATCGGGTGTGTTATTAGATTCGTCCATTACTACTCTAAAGGCAAATAATCCTTGTCTTTGTTGTACACTTTCTAAGAATGGGTTAACTGTGTTTAAGAATCTATTTCTAGTATTTGAAGTATTTTGTTCAAATACTAGGTTCTTTGAAGTATCTCCTATAAAGTTCTTTAAGTTGATTAATAATCTTCTAACATTAATACGATCTAAAGCACTTGCTTTTTTCTGTAATGTTTTCTGACCAAATGCTACTGGTCCTACTCTTGGGAATGTAGCAATTGGGTTAACTCTTGCATCATATAAAGTATCACGCATTGCTGAAGTTAATTTTACTTCTGCTCGAGAAACATTTAACCCACCTCTATTTAATCCAGCAGGTGCAAACCAAGGAGCAGCTACTCTATCATTGAATGAATATACACCAGGCATTACTGTAGAAGCTGGAGTAAATACATCTCTACCTAATTCGGTACTTCTTACCTTAACCCAAGGCCAGTAGCTACCAGCAAAACTTGTATTTAAGTTATTTGTTTCAGCTGTGACATTAGCGATAGTTTCACCATGGGGGACTAAATCTCCTATAAAGAATGAATCTCCTCTGTCTTCTACTAATTCAATTAAGCTATTAAATGTAGTACTGTGGTTTTTACTATTAATACCTGGAGCAGTAATTAAATTAAATCTAAAATCATCAGTGTTTTTAAGGATGTTAATAGCTTGTGTATAATCACTAGTTTCTAATCCTTGGATATTACCTGATCCTATATTTTCAAAATATAATCCTGCTTCACTACTTGGTAGTATATCACCAGTAGCACCATGGAAAGCACCTGAAGCGGGTAAAGGTAATGATGCCGAATATGATTTACCTGCTTTATCTGAACCTACTGAACCATCTAAATTAAGATAATCTG